ACCCCGACCCCAGAAACCGTCATTGATTTGAGTGTCAGCGGTGCGGGTGCTGGCTACAACGCCTTCGCGTTAAAGGTAAATGGTCGGTATTATGGTACACCGATCAATGTGTTGGATCCCGATGGCGACGAAATCCGGGTAATCACCACCACCGGTATCGACACTGCCGACAACGCTAGAGACCTATACAACTATCTGTCCAGCACCAGCTCGGACGGCTTCTCCGATTTCTACCGTGTAGAACAGACCGCTACTGAAGCGACGCAAGGTAAATTCCGCGTGTTCGCCCGAGATAGTGCCGTACTACCTACGGTTGATCGGTTTGTTGCCTATAACTTCAGCGATACAGGATATGCGTCGCCACTAAATCTAAACACCGCTAATATCGTTAAGCTATATACCTCGATCAAAGAGATCAATTTTCGCTGTAATAGCCGCGAAGTAGCAACAGGAGAACCCATCCTGTATGTGGATGGATCGGCCGTAAGCCTATTCATCGCCGCTGCTAATGCCGCGTCAGCGGGTACCTACGATCCGACTACCGATCAGTCCGATATACTTAAAGATTTCTTGCTTGCCACAGTTGCTAATGGTGGTGCCGGCCTAACTTCTATCGCTGACGACAAGGTCGTCGCTGTTTCCAAGGATTTTAGCTCCGGTGTAGGTTCAGGGAATAAGTGGGCTGATGCCGATGCTGTGTATTGGCGCTATGATCTGGGGACCACGACGTTCGCGAAGATTCTGAGTGGCGGTAACGCCGCCGTGCCTACAGGTACGATTACCATTACTGGTGGTGTAGCGACCCGGACCGGTTATCTTCCTGATTCGGTCCAGGTGTTCTACGTATCCGTGGCAGGTGAAAACCGTGCCATAATCGTTAATGGTGCTACTCCCGATCAGTTGGCTGAGGGACTCCGGGACGAGTTGATTGCAATCCTTACTGAAAAGGATCTCGAGCAATACTATACCGTTGAAGCCGTAGCAACCGGATCTAACTACTCCGGTACGAGCTATGCTCCCAACAACGGCTATGCTGTCTCCAACCTTGTATCGGCTGCGGGCGCACCGTTTATCCGTCCGGACCTCGAAGATATTACTCTGAGCGGTACGGTAGCTATCAGTTCTGGCACTGTAACTGGTACCAGCACTCTGTTTACTCAGGAAATAGGTGTAGGCAGCGTGATTGTTGCTAATGGTACGAGATTTACGGTCTCCGCTATTACCAATAACACCAGTGCTACTGTAACTCCTAACACTGTGACTGTCGCTGCAGGAGCCAAAGCTAAGCTAGACAAATCTCTGGCTAATGGCTTCGAATCGTTTGGATACGTACTGCGGATCCGGATTACAGCGAAAAACGGTCTTGTCAGTCCCGTATTGCCTGGTATTAATCGTCAGGGACTGGTTGACAGCAATGTTGTCAAACTCACCTCGATTACCGAGAATGTTGGCTACGAGAGCTACAAGCTAACTTCTGCCGCCAAAGCACAAGACTTCGTTTATGCCATCGAGAAAGGCATGAGTGATGAGTACTATGCTCCTGGTTTCCTAATGGCACCCGAGGCTTATGCGACTCTCTCGTACTCGGCTGGCTCCGACCTAGCTTCACGTAGCGAAGCGACAACCGAAAGACTTAAGGTCACCCAAACTCTCGTCGCTGCAGCGGAAGGTCGCTTCGGGTTGACCGAAGGGATCAGCAATACCCAGCACGTAGCTCTTATCGATTGTGGTGGTGACATCGATAACCTCTCCCAGGCCCAAGATGAGCTGGATGCTGTGAAGCGAGTTGTCGGATCTTTCTACGGCCACGCCGCTTTCTACGCCCCGTATGTCAAGAACCTGAGCGATCGTTTCGTTCCCTCCAGTTCCTTCGTTGCCGGTATCGCCTGCGGACGCTTTATCAACGAAGGATTCCAGCAGCCCCCCGCCGGCTCGAGATACCCGCTGCGCGGTGTGACGGGCTTGAAGTTCACGATCAGCGCCCAGCAGCAAGAGGTTACCTACGCCCTCGGCCTAAACCCGATCCGCTCACTTCCCAACCGTGGCATTGTGGTGTGGGGCGCACGCACCCTTTCCAGCAGCCCGCTGTTCCGTTTCGTGAATACTCGCGTCATCCTAAACGTCCTCGTTGATGTGATGAACCGCAGTTTCGATGACGTCTTGTTCGAGAGCATCGATTCGGCCGGTACGGTGTATAGCCGAGTCAAGTCGATTGCAAGCCAGGTTCTAAACCAGTTCTATCGCCAAGGTGCGTTGTTTGGTAACCGCCCTGAGCAAGCCTATCTCGTTGTGTGTGGCGACTCTAACAACAGTGCCGCTCTCCTCGAGCAAGGTACGGTGCGGATGGATGCGTATGTTGCGACCAGCCCGACCCTCGAGCGTCTCGCGATCACGATCGTCCGAACTCCTGTCGGCCAAGTCTCGCTTCTAAGCGACAGTTTCAGCCGTAATGAGGAGCGGTTCACCGCATTCCTCGATGCCACCAATCTTAACGCTTGACGTTGAAAGATAGATATGGCAAGACGACTTCGCAAAAACCTGGAAGAAGTTCTGAACGCTGATTCCCCTCTAACCGACCAACAGCCCAAACGGACTGTGTATATCGAACTATTTCGGTCTGGTCCCCAGATCAGTTCGAGTGGTCAGAAGATGGTCTTTGCGGACGAAGACCTTGATCAGGTGGTGACCAGTTACGACCCAGGTCGTCACGAGGCTCCCCTGATCATCGGTCATGACCAGGACGATGGTACTCCAGCCCTTGGCTGGGTACGTGAAGTGTGGCGAAAAGGTAAGTCGCTTTGGGGGAAGGTCGAACTGACCCCCAAGGCGGAACGCCTGATTCGCGACGGGGTATTCAAAAAGGTCAGTAGCTCGTTCTATCTGCCCGACGCGGATACCAACCCGACACCAGGCCAGTTGGCATTACGCCACCTCGGCCTCGTGTCGATCCCTGCGGTAAAAGGCCTGACAGCCTTTGCCGAGACACCCTCCGAAGGCTCGATAACCATTACTCCAACGGAGTCTTCTATTTCATTCCAGGAAACTTTACCAACTATGGCTAAAAGAAAAACCGAAGCCCCCGTTCAAGAGACGAAAGTTGTCGACCATGCCGACGGCCGGGGCATGACCATTAATGTGAACATCAACGGCATGAAGGCCACCGATGAGGAAGGGGAATCTATCCAAGAAACTGGTTCTCCTGCCCCATACGATATGGAGTATGGCGATGCAGCCGGTATGGGGGTCATGGATCCTGAGCCCGACAACATGCTCGCACCTCATGAGGGCATGAACTCTCTATCTATGGTCGAGGGACCTGATGGCGAGGAGATGGGTGATGAGGATGGCGGCACAGCTCCTCCGGTAGACGCCGATGGTGCTGGCCCGGACGGTATGGAGGGCGAGGGAGATATGCCCCCAGCCGAAGGCGACGGCGAAGCCGGAGCCGAGGGCGTTGATGACATGTCCGGTGATGACGATGAGCAAGTGGCTGCCGACCTTGCCTCTCAGTACACCGAAGAGCAGCTAATCATGGCCCTGTACCAACTCGCTCAAGGTTCGCAAGAGATGGGTGAAGGCATGATGCCTGGCTATTCAGAATCTGAAGATTCCGAAAGTGTGGTTGAAAACGAAGCGACCGATTTCTCCGAGGCGTCAGCCTCGGATCCGCTAGCCGCAAAGGTTGCCGAACTCGAAGAAGAGCTGGCTGCACAACGTCGTCTCATGCGCCACAAGGAAATCACTGATTTCTGTGAGAAGCTGTACGACAACGGTAAGCTCACCGAACAAATCGTACCCATCTCCGATCTTAGCCGGTTCATGGAGACCCTGAACCCTAAGAATAACGTAAACTTCAGCGAATGCGGTAAGGCCACTCAATTCGAGTTCATGAAGGGCATGCTGGAGAAACTACCTGCAATGGTTACCTTCAGCGAAGTGGCTACCCCCGCCTCTGCCCCCAAGAAGTCGAAAGCCTCTAAGCCTAACGCTGACGGCTATGTGTACGATCAGCGTAGTGCTGAAGTACATACTAAAGCTCTGGAATATTCTGAGGCTAACAGCCTCGATTATATGTCCGCTCTAAAGCTTGTTCTCGAAGAGAACGAGGGTTGAGTTAGTTCCTTGTAACAACGGGAGGCCTTAGGCTTCCCGGCGGATGAGTAAATAACAAAAGTTATTGTCAAACTATCCGTCCTGGTTACACATAAAGGAAAAGCTCACAACAACTAGGGTCTACAGTCGATACGTCCCTGTATATCCAACAAAAACCCAACGAACAATAAACAAAATGGCAACGGATCCCCGTTACATGTCGTTCGACCACAAGTACGTAGAAACGGTCACCGTGACCAATGCTACTGCGCTTGCTAATGGTGTCGGACGCTGCCGTTTCGTCAAGCGAGACGGTTCTTATCCTGTCGCTGGTGGCTATGCCGCTGGCCTCAATGTCTACAAGCTCTACGGTCAAGGCGAACTGACTGATAAAGGTTATCAGGTTGAAGACGATGCGCTCACCGCGCTCACCGGCACCCTGGCTATCGCTACCACTGGTGTGGTAACCGGTACCGGTACTAACTTCGACCCTCAACTCGATGTTGGTGACACCATCAAGATTGGTGCGCAACTGTTCCGTGTCATGACTCGGACCAGCGACACTGCCGCTACTGTGCTTCCTGCGCCTTCTGCCGCCATCAGCGGTGCTACTGCGTATATCTGGCCCGGTACCTATGAAGGTGAGTCGAATCCCTCTACCACTCCCCTTAAGCCTGGTGTATTCCCGTATCAGTCTCTGCTGAGCATCGTGACCACTGGTATCGCTATCGCCGAAGTGGACTCTGGTTCTACCTTCGCCGTAGATGCTGCGGTGTATGCTGATGCGACTGGTAAGGCTTCTAGCACCGCTGGTGCTGGTGTAATTCTCGGTCGTGCAATGGATGTGATCGGTACCGCTGGTGCTGGTCAGTATATCCGGGTCAAACTCGGTAACGAAGCTGGAGCGTAATTAACTATGATGAATCTAGATCAAGTCCGTGGATGACACGCGGCCTCTTTAGAACCATGACCAAGTCCGGGATTTATCTTATTAAACACAAAACCCAGGATAACCTGGTGTATGTGGGTAAATCTATTGACATCGACCAAAGATGGAAACAACACATCAAGGGTTATAGGTCAGCCAAGAAGCTACAGGAGGCATTTTCTGAGCACGGAGTCGATTCCTTCGAATTTCAAATTCTCGAAGAAATGGATAACCCTTCAGAAATGGGTAAAAGGGAAACCTATTACATCGATTTGTATGACTCTTGGAGGAATGGTCTAAACGGTTCTAGGGCTGGCGGAGAATGGGGGAGACACGCAAGAAGTTTCGTTAAAAACCCGAATGGCTTTAAAGCTTATAACGGCACAGAACTTCACAAAGCTTCCTCAAGAAAAGCTGGCTCGGTGGGTGGTCTTAGGGCTAAATCCAATGTATACAGAATGACCCATAACGGTCAAACTTATGTGTTCGTTGGCACTAGCATTATTAGTCAGTTTCTAAAAATTAACTCAAACACTTTAAGAAACTGGGCTACTAACGGTAAAAAATTCAAAGTCTTTTCTAACTCGTCTATCGAGATTCTTGGTAAAGCTTCTGAGTTAACTCAATACCAACCTAACATCATCTACAAAGAGGAAAAATCGGGTGAATTGCTGGAAGTCTTCAGAAGGGATACAGTCCTTAAAAGATAATCAGCAGCCAAGCCGGAAGTGGGCTTAGTGCTTCCGGAAGGTTCAGAGACTAGGAGAATGAGTCCCAACAATAACTTCTCCCACGAGTGCCCGACCGGATCATAGATCCGGATGATATAGTCCGACACCACTTGAAAAAGTGGATCAGGGATAAAGAGCCCTGAATTAACAGTTGGTAATTGACCCAATCCTTACGCAAATTGCACAAGGATACAAAAATACAGATGGTGTTGCTACCTTCTTTGCTCCGGCAGTAAGCATGAATGTGCGTGCTGGCCGTACTCTTACCTTTGGTAAAGAGGCTTTCGCCGCTCAGAACTTCCTGCGTGCCCCTGGTACTAATATCCAGAAAATTCAAAACGAATTTGGTACTCGGAGCTTTGCTCTTCGTCAAGAGGCCATTAGCTGGTCTATTGCCGAGGAAGTAGCCGCTGAAGCTAAGAACGGTGCTGCTGCTATCGACCTTCGCGCCTATGCCGCCAAGGATGCCGCTAACAGGCTCATGCAGAGCTGGGAAATTCAGACATCTGAAAAGATTCTGGACGTCACCCAGTACGAAGGTGGTAATGTTCTCGATCTTTCCGCTTATAACAGCGGTGCCGATCAGTTCAACAGCCCCACCTCCGATGTTGAAGTACTCTTTGACGACGCTAAAGAGCAAGTTCGTAGCCAAATTGGTTGCTATCCGAACAAGCTTGTACTTAGCCCCGACGCGTTTAATGCGCTGAAGCGGAATAAGCGTATCCGCGACTTCATGCAACGCGGTATTCTCGTTAACGAAAAGTCTCTCGCTGAGATTTTTGGTTTGGACGAAATCCGTGTCGCACGTCGTCTGAAGCTCAACCAGGGGACTGGTGCTCTGGAGAACATCTACAATAACGTGGCCGTTCTCTTCTATCATCCTTCTGGTTCAACTGACGGTTTTACCCCTGCTCTGGACGCTAACTACGGTACTCCGGCATTTGCGTACACTTACTCTCTTGCTGGTTATCCCATCTCTACTCCCGAGCGTTTCAACATGGACCGCCGCGTATTTGAAGGTGACATCCTAGTCGAGCGTTCCTTCGAGCTGGTTGGTATGGGCGAAACTGGCCGCTGCGGCGCCGGCTTCGTCATGCTGAATCCCGTAGGTGCCTGAGGGTAACCTTTGATAAACGGCCCGCTAAATAGCGGGCTTTTTTTTTGTCTGAAATTTCGTTGAAAGCTAGGTAGAAGCAGCACGCCATGTCTCACACCCCGCCTCGTGACGCCTACGGAGTCGCAAACAACTGCGAGCCAGCTACCGTCGACTACGTTTGAGGGGGGTTTAAACTTTTCCAGCCTTTGTGTTGAGAAATTTTACCAGATATTACAAGACTTAGGGCAGAAGAGAATAGCTTTAAGTCTTTAAATTTTTCGCACAATTCTGGAATTGTTACACCTTTAAATGCCCCATATTCCTCATGAGTCCAGTCATACTTTTTTGACTCTTTGCTAAAATTATTACAATTGCCGTTTAATATTTTCCAGTCTTTGTGAGAAGGACGGTCACCATTTGCTACGCTACTTAAATTGCCCCGACTAAGTTTTTCATCTGGAAACATCTTTACTAAATCTGGGGCAGAGGTATTTTCAATTATGCCATATTTAGGGTGGACCCATGTACAAAGTCTTTTGTGAGAATCTAAGGATTTCTCTCTATTATATTCTTTGTTTTTCAGTAGTCTCCAACCTTTAGAGGAAAAATTAGTCTCTTTTACTACACCATGAAGACTAAAATAGTTTAAATTTTGGTCAGGAAATTTATCTATTAGTTCTTTAATGGAGAAAGAAGGGTGGTCCCCGTGTTCTGGATGTGTCCAGTCGTGCAACTTAGTCCCTGGGTGATCTCTACCACTTAATTTGGGGCTCTCAGACATCTTTTTTCTGCTTTCTTCAGAAAAAATTAAACCCGAAACGCCTTCTCCCCCGTCAGTAAAGTTTCTGAGAATCCCAAACTCTTCCACCTCTATTCTTCCGTAAAACTTAATAAGTTCTTTCTCGTACTCTAGTGCTACTGCTTCTTCTAAACCCTTATGTAAGATAATTATGTTTGACCTGTCTTTAGGGCAACTAACCCTCCTATGCCCTTTGCTGCACTTGTAAGGTCTTTCAGGAGTGCCCTTACCGATGTAATACAGTGTCCCTTTTCTTCCAAACCTATCCCGACCCTCCCTCAAAAACCCATAGACTACAAAAAGCTTTTCAGACATTGGCCAATAGAAATAATGAAAATTATAGCATAGCCCTGAGGAGTTGAAAGCTGTATAGGAGAAGCCTATTGACAGCTAATGTCCCACACGCCCCCCCGTGACTCGTTTGGAGTAGCTAACAACTGTGAACCAGCCACCGTTGACTACTTTATAGCCGTTTTCGGATACAACGAGGCGTTAGAGCTTTCTAGGCTCGAAGACCCCACCGCTAATACTATCAACTACGAGAGAATCCAAATAGCTCTTAACGATGCACACCAATTGGTGGTGAACTTTATAGAGACCGCCGCGCCGCAGGGGAAGTTAATTATAGCAGGATCATTCCGTAGAACGCAAGCCATATTAGCCAGATGGTATTTAGACAGCCTCCGTCCAAGACAACAGGTCATTGATGCTGCTTCTGCGGCGATTAAGCAGCTAGAGCTTTGGGCTAGCAAAGAGCCTGCGGCTAAAGGCCTTAAGTGGCAAGAAGCGTACGGGTACTGGAATAGCGAATGCGCAATGACCATGTCCAGCACACAACGTGAACGCGCATTCACCGATGCGTCGTTGGCACGGTGGGAGATGCGGTGGGGGACCAACACCCGCTGGAACAACACTAGACGCAGACCCGCTGCCGTCATTGATAACTACACTCCACGGCAGCCTACTGGATCTCTTGACCACAAAGATGTCACTCTTATTGGAGATAGTACGCTTGAGGTCAATAAGCTCTTCGATGCATTGGAGACAACTAGGGATGTGGCCTCGTTTACCGATACACAGAATGCGGTTGCGCCGGCCGAAGGTGATGTACTGGTAGTCGAAAATACAGATGGTGATATGACTACCGGCGGGTTAGTCGAAGATGATACGTTCTAAGGCTACACTAACACTTAACGGAGACTTTAGCAATGATTACTGGCGATGAAAACCAAACTTACGGCTACGATCCCCTTAACCCAGGTGTCCCGGGAGGGTCTGGATCTCTGGTAGTTATACCGGCGTCATCAAGTTGTACATATAACCGAAATACCGCGTTGTTCGGATTACTTCACTCCGATTTTGGGGTATTTCCGGATTCCACTCCTTATAAACAGTCTGCTAGCGAGTTACGACAGTACATTATGAATCTGGAGGCTACTAGGCGCTTACGCGACCTAGCTGATGTCAGCTTCACTAGATCGCCGATGCCAAATGACATATTAGCTTATAATCATACCACCGGCCTTTGGGAGCTCCTAGACTTCGTGTCAGGCGGAGAGTTCTAGACGTTCCCAAGTACCTTCGTCGGTAGAATAGTAAATATTTTTAATATTAGACTCGCCAATAGCTAGCTGGCACACAGCGCAAGGTTTAGATAGACAGAGATTACCGGATCTATTAACACGCCCTACAACTAAGGTGTCAGCAACACGGTCTCCAGATTTTATCAACGCCCTTATTTCAGCATGCAGAGATACACGGTAAGGTTCTCCGGCTTGCATGGCAAGCCTAGACTGATAAGGGTGAGTTTTCCCCTCGATGTTGGTAGCAGAGGAGATAATCCTCCCTTTCCTAAGCAACACGCAACCAACACGATGTGAGGAAAGAGAGGATGAGGCTAGATCATGGACAATTTGAGATATTCGCCTGCTCACCATCGCGAAAACAGATCTCTGACCATCTGCTTTAGCCTAGACAGCTTTCGTTGATGCTTCTCAGCTTTTCGGATCACTTTCTGCGCTTCAGCGCGGCTAGTCGCGGTCTCGGCCTGCATCATGCGCTGCAAGAGGCGATGGGTGTGATGCTGAATCGATTTCATAGCCGGCCTGCCACGTTCATGCAAATCTCCCCCCACTCCAGGATATCGCGGTCCCTGAAATACTTCGATGTGGGGACTTCGCGATCGAGAACAACCTCCCCCGTCTCAATACATTCCATACGCAAAATGCCATAAGAATCCGCCTGCCTCAGAACGTAGCAGTTAAACTTCCCGTCCAGGGTGTTTTGCCAGATGATGTTGGGGTTCGACATGATTGAATTTGTGTCCTAGAAGTGCTTTCAACAGGAATCTGGCCATTACAAGGCCCAGGAGCATCGCTGCCACGTAGTTGAGAGTCAGGAGGATGGTCGCAAGCGCATATGCTAGCACACTGGGAGGCATTTTCGTTGAAAGCATTGTATGGGTGTGTCAAAGAATCCTAACAGACCATGCTGCTAGAGGTGGAGAACCAGCTTTATCGGCGTGTACACTCGACCCTTGGGCAGAGTGCGGTTGTTCTGCGCTTAGCAGAAGAGCTGGATCAGTCGGGTCGGGTAGCCGAGCAGGCCATGATCGTTGTGGCGTTCACGAGCGGAAGCACGAGCAACCCGATGAAGGGGGCGTATATTCCTACTGTCCGCAACAGATCGCTTACTTACACCCTAACTCTCGTCCAGAAACAAACTCAACGAGAAGGCCACTCATTCTGCTTACCAATTCTTGATCTTCTCGCGGATAGCGTTACGGGCTGGGTGCCTGAAGTACCTGGTCTAGAGTTTCAAACTGGCTTTGAACTTACATCAGAAAAGTTTGTTCAAGTAACTAAAGAAGCCTCGCAGTTTATCTACGAACAGACCTATACGATTGACATTTCTATTCCAGACGGTCGTTTTTACTCTCAGCCCTGCGCAGCATTCGACCCCATCAGCATCGAGGACTTTCTGCCTACCCGTAAATGCCTGGTGACCCCTGGTGCCGATAGCCGCCAAACGGGTCTTGCTGTATGGCGCAGAACCATAGGTGTGGGCGAAATCGAGAAGTATGTGGTCGAGGATAATAGGTGTGGCAGATTAATTGGCGACAATCTTAGCGTCCAATGTACCGGCGAAATCGGATCAGGGGATGCAACGTATGTATTCGTACCCATTACCGCAATACGGCCGGACGGCACTGTGGACAACAGCAAAGTAGTGACCGGCACTCTGACAAACGTTTGGAAATGTACGAGAGAGGGTGAGAATTCTCCTTATCCGGACTGGTTTAAGCTGAATGTGGATATAGGACTATGGCGAAACAGCGTGGGAACAGTCCCTAATACCGAGCCTGAAACATCTAGCTATCAGCCTCTAACTATTGGAATGAATAAGGTGTATAATGAGAAGCCGGCTACATAGCCTTTCTCGTTTTCTCTCACCCACTACCTCACCATGGAAACCGCTTTCATCGAAGCCCTTACAGCTCAGTATAATCTCGCCGGTGCGGCTCATCTTGCTCACTGGAATTCTGTAGGAACAGACTTTTATCAGTTTCACCTCCTGTTTGAACGTGTTTACGAGACGGCTGAGGAAAAAATTGATACACTAGCAGAGCAGGCTAGAGGTAAAGGTATTGAGATTCCGGCTAAAATTTTTGCCAGCGTTCCTGAGATTGAATGGGATGACTGCGTCGACTTGGCCAAAGAAATTCTAAAACTTGTTGATGATTTATGTGAATCTTTAAACGATTTACATGAAGAATGTGACAAGAAAAATGAATACGGTATTCTTAACGTTATTGAGGATATTATGTCCGACTGTAATACTCTTAAATACCTGTTATCATCGGTAGCTAACAAAATTTGAACAAAAGAAAAGAGGGCTTATGCCCTCTCTTAGCTATTGCCTGGACTTACAGCCGCGTATAACACACTCTATCAATTACTCCCTGACTGGGAGAAGCGATGTGAGAAAATGCTCCATAGCTCAAGTCCAAAATGCGGCCAGCTACGTGCGGACCGTCATCGTTAATCCGTACCACGACACTTTTGCCATTAGAGGCATTGGTGACACGAATTTTAGACCCGAAGGGCAACGTCTTACTCGCTGCAGTTAGACCATAAGCATCGAAAGTCTCTCCGCTTGCGGTCCGTCGGCCATGATAGGAATCTCCAACTCCATAGTGTGAGGCACCTCCGCAAGAGGCTGCATCGGCTGGAAGAGAGAGGCCGAGTGTGATAGTTGCGACTGAGAGAAGTTTGCGCATTAGATTAGAGCAAAGGACAACGGGTACGACTCGGTGAGAGGGTAGAACAAATGCTCCGGTATCCCTCTTCGGTCGTATCCGTGACACCTACCAAAACGAACGAATCCGAGAAGATAGGTGATTAGCAGGAAGGGGAGGTTACCCTCCCCTTAATACCTGCTTAAGAAGATGTTAGCATGAGCCTACTGCTCATGTCAACGGGTTCGTCCGGATTCGGAGATTGGAAGAGGGACCAAACCGTCAGTAGGGATGTAGACGACGGTCTTTTCGCCCTTGTCGTTTTGCTCCTGGAGTCCCTGGATGTAAAGCCATCGGAGGTACGAATCGCTACTGCCAAGCTCAGCTTTGAGAGCAGCGATAGCTTTAGCACTTCCTTCGGCTTTAGTGATTTCGGCCTGAGCCTCAAGCTGAGCAGACTCCTGTTTGGCTTTGGCCTCCAGAACCCGCACTTGTCTCGTGCTCTCAGCCTCCATGAGAGCAGCTTTGCCTGCAAGGGTGCGGTTGTACACACCGAGTTGTGGGAGACCCCATAGCACAAAGGCGAGAATCGCCGCAGCGCCAATCGTCAAAACGACCGTTGTACCTTGATTTTCCTTCACTGGTCTCGCTCCGCGATGCAGGTGAATACGCCACGCATAGCATTATCCAGAAGGGCGATGGACTCTCGATCCGACATTTCTCCGTCGGATCCCAGGATGTTGTAGAGAAGACGAAGAGGTTCAAGTCGAAGATCTTCGTTATCTAAGCCAATGGCTGAGATAAACCCCTCCAGGTAGTCAATTCCCTGGTCATCGCAGATCGAGAGGATTTCTGCGACTTCCTCGCCTTCGGCGAGGCAATCCTGGACGAGGTCCGGTGCTACTGTTGCTGTCACTCCGGTTTACGGCGACGTTTACGAAGAGATTCTAGCACGGGAACGAGGGTAGTAATAGTATGAGCTCGACCATCAGGCTCGCGCAAGGGCTGAGATACAGTCACCGTACTCGCCGTAGCCGCTTTACGGAAAATCTTATCAATTTCGATACTACTGAACCAAGCGTTGGCGTGTGGCATTTCACAAATGCCGTAGTTGTACCGTAGCCACGACCAGGACCAGAGATGGGCAATTTGGTATAAAGCTGCGACGACATCTGCATCGGATTCGCGACACATGTACAAAACGCTGTCGTGAACTGACATACAAAATCTGACATCTCTGACGTTGTATTCCCGGGTAAGGTATTCCATCGCTGTGAGAAATGCGTGTAACATCGCGCTGCCGGTAGATTGTATGACCCAGTTGTTCCGCATTGTGAAGAAGTCGGTTCCAACGGATTTTGGGCGGAAGGCCGTCGACATCTTCGTTCCACTGAGAGGATTACAAGGGACATCGCTGTTGGCGATGCGAGACATTTCGTTGTAAGCGAAAGAGTCACTACCGCCAACGTAGTTGGGAGAGTCTGGGTTAACTTTCTTACCTTTCTTAGTCTGAATGAGCTTCTTACCCATCTTCTCTGCGTCTTTGGTGCTAATAGATTTGTTTCCTTTCCGTATGGTGGCAGCCAAAGTTTTTACGCCAGATCCGTATAGCATTCCGTAATTACAGCCCTTCGCAATGGAACGAGAAATACCAATCGTCTTTGCTGTCATACTATGCATATCGGTGCCATCCTCCTTCGAGCCAGCTAATACACTATGACCAAACTGTGTGCTACCGGCGATCCGATGCTCTGAATCGGCGAAGATACTGGCAACCACCGACTCTTGGCCATCATAATCCGACGATACAAAAGTCCAGGGAGATTCGAGTTGAACACGTGTCTTAACCTCCGTGCCGATCTTATCAGTCTTAGGATCTGGAACTGTCAACCATAGATGTTCGCCTGCCCGATTTGTGGCGGTGTTGTGAGGGATTGTCTGAGGGACGATGATCGGCATATCAGGCTGATCGATAGCCGAAGTAGGTAATTGCTCCCTGACCCTGCTCCGCACTGATGTCCAGTAGCTGACTTTTACTGCCAGCCGTATTAACTCTTGGGCCTGTGGCAAGTCGCTGGAAAGTACGCCAGACTCGAATTCATCGAGATAGTCCTTGGACAATACGCCACCTACATTGATACCCTCACCGTTGGGATGTGGAACCCGCACATACTCCGACTTCTCTGCATCGAGATAAGTCCAGCCAATCTCAGAGCTATAGACAAGGGGTTGACCATTCCAGCGTAGACGGAGCAAGATGTGGCTCAATCGACTCTTTGTTGTGATAGGCTCGAGGACTATGCGTCCCAGTTCTTTGTCGTTCCTCGCATTCTTCCTGTACCACATAGGAATCCCATACCATACCGATTTGGGCTTGCCATCCTTCTTCAGGGCGAAATTTGCTGTCCAATCGAGCTGAGACAGCCATGGATCCGTCTCCACATCAATTTCATCGTTCTTCCAGTCCTCAAGAAGTTGCTGAGCAATCTCGCTTAGAAGTTCGTCCTGCCTTTCAATCGACTCAGTCCATACCTTTTCGCAGTTAGCTACCCAGTATTTCCAATCTGGGGTGACAGGCAACACAGACGAAGTCTGGGCGAAGTGCCCGTAAAGAGTGGTTAGAGAGGGGTTGGATTGGAGATATTTGAGTACAAGGATAGCGTAGGTGTCGAAGGTAACTTTCACATCGCGGAGGGCGTAAGCGACTAGCTCAGTGCGATTGGGAACAAAATCGGCCATCGATTCGGCCACCACGAAGAGATTTCTGGTTTTCTTAGTTTCTTTTTCTAACGGAAAAAGAGGTTGGCAGTGGAAGTTATATACATCGACTAAATTGTTCATCGAGCCTTTATCTATCCACGAGGGCATCGCCTTGTATTTGCTAGTGCTATCTTGAGTGTACCAAAACCGTTGTTCGGAGGCCAAACCCGAAACATTAATGTGGGCGGACATAGTATCGAACCAAAGGTTTCCGAAGGGTTCGGTGGGGTGGAATGGGTCGTGCCGCAGGTAATAGGCCTCCAAGGTGCGTTGACGATCAAATCCGACGTTGTGAGCGATGAATAGGGTGTTTGTGGTGCCTGTAGGAACGAAGCGAGGCGTATACGGTATTGTCGGGTCGACAAAACTCTCATGCATCCATATCCAGTATGAGCCTGGGCTTACTGCGGTAGCTAGAATCGGATGACCAAAGTCCGATCCTTTTACAAACGTTTCGCAGTCGAAGACAGCGATGTCGACACCTGACATGTCGGTGTCAGTGGTTACCGACCAGCCATCCTCACCATCCCACTCATACCTCGTCCAGCCAGACTTATACACAATGTCGGTAGGAGGCTCTGGTACATCGGTGTCAGTGAAGTTTTTAAGGAGTTTTGCTTTGTCGCCAAGAATTTGCTTGCTAATATTATCAAAATGCTCGGAGATATTTTCTCCCTCCAGAGGAGGCAAGTAGAAGTCTGGTAGTTCCTCAAAGGTCTTGGGGTTCTTAATGGGAAACTGAACACCGAACCTCTCCATCTCATCCATGATGGATGGCACGGAGCTAAGAGGAGGAGTGTAGGAATCCACAGCATCGGATCCAAACGCCTTCCTGGTCATCTCAGGGCTGAGCACGGAGTATCCGAGTGGGTTGTGATGGGTCATGGGGCTTCCCGGGTCAGCGGTTTCGATCTTACCAGAGGTGTCAGCCATTCGACAAGCCCGTGCTCTGTCAGGGACTGGAAGAAATCAGGATTTTGACGAATTATTTCAGCTAATTCAGGGGAAACTAAGATCTGTTCGTTTCCTTTAATCTTTTTCTTGGCATATTCTTCATACATTTCTAATGCATTTACCCATACATTTTTAGTATCAGCTAGATCTAGAATAGCAGCTATTTTTTCTAATCTTCTGTGAACTTCTTCGGTATAGTTAATACCGTGAGGCTTATCTTGTGTCGTCATGTCAAAAAAGAATCCAAGACACAACAAACGTAAGCCAGAAAACAAGATAACTATTGGCTGGTAATACACCAGCTATGTACAAAGTACTGGTCAATCCTAAAACAGCTAAGATTACAACTCCTTTGATTGTCACAGTGATGTTTAAAGCATACCTCTAGTAGTATACCATCATCTCGTCCCGATCGGTGTAGTATACGCCTGTTGCCTCAAGGCTCGTCGCATCAATGATGCTGACGTTCCGGTGACGGTACGGTAATCCGTAATGGCCGAAGAAATACATATAGTTCGGGTCGATAAAATGTTTAGACAAATCCTCGTCCCTGAACCAGGCGTACCCGGGACCGAAGAGAGCCGTGTCTCGAGGTACATCTTGGCTTTCATGGGGGTAGTAGGCATGAGCGAGACGATACTTCCCTTCAAGCTCAAGACTGAGGGGAGCGTTGGAAAGAATTGAGATGTACTTAATACGTTCGGAAAGTGGGAGTTCGCGCAGGCACTGTAGGGTGTAACGGAGCTCTTTTTTCTTAATCTCTTTGTCTGGAAGAACGAGAGAATTGAGGACATAGTTCTCGTTATTTCCGAGAATCAACGTACCTCGGTCTTCCAGCATCAACGAGTTGATTATCTGCAAAACCTTTATCGGGCTGCAGCGTTTGTTGTGTCTGAAATAGGGTTTAAAATGGATTGTATCTCCTAGAAACACGTACTGATAGTGTTTATCCGGGTCACGCTCCAAAATTGTTCGGAGCAGATTGACCCGGCCGTGCAGATCGCCGACAAATGCGTACGGTCTACTGCTCACACATCGTACATCTTCGCCTCCGCTGCCCATGGATTTTTCTCGCAGTATTCCTTAAAGGCCTTAGCCGGGTTATTAAGTGCCAGTTTAGCAAGAATCATGGCGATCTGGTCGTTGTGGGACGAGATCAGATTAACATGCATTTGCGCGAATCGGCTATAAACGGTTCGGATTGCCCTGATATATCCTGAATCCACCACACAGCGTAGTATCCGGGGAAATCTACTATTGTGTGTAGAATCTGACATATCCGGCCTTTATACCTGACGAGCCGGTGTCGCATGATGATGATCCGGTGGAGGTTGCGGCAAAATGTAGTCGAATACGCGAAACTGGCTCAGGATAAATGTGATGCCAATTACAATCCCGGCCAGTAACCATCTATTCTTTTTTAACCCTTCTATTTCCGCAGTGTTAGCGTCGATGCGTTGATTAAGTTCAGTCTCTGTTTTATCGACAAGTTTAAGAATTGTGCTTTCGGCTTCCGACGCCCTGTCAATACGCTCCTCGTGTCGAATCAAGATTTGAGAGATATTGGTGTTTGACTCTGAGATTTTCTCCACGGCTTGCTCGAGTTTACTGAGCATTTGCTTGCTGATTTCCTCGTAAGCCTGCAATTTTTCTTCCAGAACAGATACCCTGACATTATAGGGCAAGTTGTTATTTAACATAGTCAGGAGAATCCGTCAAACACTGCTGCTACAGTGCTTTCAACGAAATCGCTAGGGAAAATTATTTGAAAGAGGGGGAAATTTTTAGGTTCCCCCCTCCGTCTCTACCAGAGACCAGGAACGATCTGTCCGGTCACGGCATACGCACCAAGAGCGGCTACGAGGCCGAGGAGGGAGATGCGGGAGTTCCAGAGTTCGATGGACTCAGGGCTAGGTTGTTTCATGTCTATAGGGTAGTATGGACGAGGTTCGACCTCTTACTATACCTATCAACACAATTCAACCAATGACGCAAGGACGAGATTTGATCGCGTCAGTGGCGTGGGCGAAGTCCTTAGCTTTACGAGCCTCGGCTTTTTTCTTAGCCAGGTGATAGACGATGAATGCGGGCTTCATGGCTGGAGAGATGAACGAGTGACTAGTGTACCACATGGCTTTCAACGGCTAGTAGTCTGGGTCGGAGCGGTCAGCTTTTTCCGAGAGTTGTTCATCGATCCGGCTCAGGACTTTGCAAAGGTTTCGGAGAAATCTCGGGTCGATGGACTCGGGGTTCTCAACTCCGTCGAGCAGATCGGACTTGTACGGGGCTAGTTCGAGTTCTTCGCGGTAAACTCCATAGGCGTCCCAGCTCACGAAGTGAACGCTGTAAAGAAAAGGGAGTCTTCCTTTCTTAGTTTCTTTTTCCCAGAGCTTTAGTCCGGAGGAGGTTAGGCCGAAGGGTGGTGTGATATCCATAAAGGGATAGATATAATATTTAAGCGAAATACGGGGGACGATCCCGTGACTAGAGTTTGGAGGACTCTCGTGTTACCACTACACCAATTTCGCTGGCGTCCAAGGCAGGGCTTGAACCTGCGACCGACCGCTTAAGGGAGTACCAGGTTATGCTCCTGGTCAAGGTCACTAGACACTCTCGAAGGCGGTTGTTCTATCCAACTGAACTACTTGGACAAGTGTGGGTTGGGAACCAGACAGAGATAAGACCCTATCCTGTATTACCAGGTGTGTTAGAGGACACCCGAACCAACCAATCCGAGCGGAGAGGTACGATCTCTCACGCCTTTCGGCGGCGACTTTTGAGGTCGCTGCGTCTACCATTTCCACCACGCTCGGAGGTTTCTCTGCGGGATGCGGGGAACGATCCCGCCTGTGCCGAATTATGAGTTCGGTGCATTCACCAGATTGCTAATCCCGCAGAAATACTAGGCTAGTTACCCTGCCCCCGATAACGCTTTTTTCGCCCATTCCTGCTCGTCGCACTGAGCTTGGTGTTCAGGCTCCGGCCTTGCCGAGTCTTTTTAGGTTTTCCCTCAAAGACCAACGAACTGACGTTTGTGAGCGAGGGCTTTTTGGCCATCGCACCTCCTAATCAACTACTCAGCTATCTTAGCACATCGCGAGAGTTGTGGTGGGCGCAGTCGAAAAATTCGATCAGGCCTGTGACAATTTGTCCAGTGTCCACTGCTCCGCAGGTGAAGATATCCACCGCCGCGCTGCGGTGCTCGGGCCAGGTGTGGATGGAGAAATGCGAAGTGGTGAGGAGGGAGAGGTAGGTGTAACCACAAGGATCAAACTGATACGCTGATGTATTGACTACCTCGGCTCCCGATCTGCGTAGCAGATCCGGGATGAATCCTTCAAACGGCTCGAGATATTCCAG